TCAGGACGCGTTTTTTGTTGGTAACAACGCAAGGCCAGAAACAAAAGGCTACCGCACCATTGAAACGATCTGGACGGCTGAAGATTCTAAACGGTGGTCGGTGGCGGATAAGGATGAGGTTTTTTACTAATGGTGAACGGTAAACAAAAAGGATCGGCAGGAGAGCGAGAGCTAGCCGCAAAGCTACGTGAACACGGCTACACCGCCAGGCGCACCCAACAATTCTGCGGTGCTGCCGGAGACTCTGATGTAGTTTGCACCGAGTTAGGCAATTATCACATTGAATGTAAAAGAGTAGAGCGGTTAAATGTTGACGGTGCCATGGATCAAGCACTGAATGATTGCCATGATCGCACACCCGTTGTGATGCACCGCCGAAATCATAAACCATGGCTCGTAACGATGTATCTTGAGGATTGGCTCAAGCTACAAAACTCATGAAGTACAAAGATATCATTCAGCCTGACCCGCAAGATTTTGAAACACCTGAACGCAACCTTTGGTTCGCTGTCATCGAACGCGCCTTAAAAGATTACTGTTTCTTTTTTGACCGCTTGTGCAACACCGGCAATGGCAGCTTAGTTGTGTATGAACGTCTGACTGATAAGCATCGTCAATCATTTAACCTGCAAGCCATCGCAGAACTAAATCGGCTACGTTGGTTTTTGTTCCTTAAGGATTCAGCACAATTCAACCTGACTTATTTAGCAGATCAGCTTTACGATGACGGTGAAGGTGCAGCGAGTAGCATTCGCAAAGCAGCGAAAGAGCAATTCAAAAGACACTTTATCGAGACTGAACTTGCCGGTAAGTTTGACGCTATCTGCGCTTACGTCAGAGACACAATAGCAATCGACCGCATTGAAAGCGCGCCAATTGAATCAGCACTACGCTACAAACGCTACCGAATTGACCCTTAGCGTTTCTTCTTGTCTTTAATCGACCAAACTTGCGATACGCCATATAGCAGCGCGCCGCTCACAACAGGCGTTGCGGCTTCTGCAAGCTGATGACTCTCAGCCTCTCCTACACCAATGGCAAGCAAGCCACCGGCTGCAAGCGTAAGTAGGTGGCGAACAATGCTAAACAAAACTACTTCCATTTTATTTCTCCTGCTTTCATCATTTTGTATACACTACTGTTACAAACCCTTTCAGATGGTGGCACGAACGGTTTACCTTCAACGTTGCAATTCATCCAGTGCGACCAGTAAAACCTTAACTCACACCTGTTAGTTAGCCTACCATACTGTTTTAATTCTGCGTTGGATCTAACCTCGGTGCCGTCTAAATCATAAATGCACGATTGAGGGATGGTGGTGTCTCTTCCATGCTTTTCGCACACGTATCCGGGCAAACAAGTATCGCGCAACGGATTATCAACAAGAATGCAACGACGCACACGACGAGATACAAGCCTAAGCAAACTTTTTCGAGCGTTTCCATTGAGATCACACTCCAAACATGGGGATACATAACAGGTTAATTCGCCCCTAGACTTCTTTACTCGGTACTTCACTCGCTGAAGAGTCCGATCAAACTTCTTTCGCAATCTACTTTTGGACCGATACACGGCTTGTGCTGCAGTCACAGCATTATATCCATACAACGCATCGTGCTTTTCACACCTGTTATTCCTCATACACGGAGAGTTAATCAGGTGAACGCGAATCGTCTTAGGTCGCGCATCAAACAAGATACGACCCGCGCAGGGACACGCGGCACCAAAACTCTGCTCTAACCAACCCACCGCAATCGGCTTGTTAAGCCAGGTGTACATTGTCTTTTCACAATCCCAAGTCGGGTTGCACAAACCTATGTAACTAACCCCATCCACTTGCGCCGTTGCCATCCATGCTAACAGCACTAAGAGAACTTTCATCGGTCTAATGCTTTATCGAGTTTATCCTCGATGCGCTGCAAACGATTCTTAATCGCATCAAGTTCTGACTGCATTACCTGCACTTGCATTGCAACGTGATACTTGCTCTGTTCTAATTCCTGCAAACTATTCTTTACCGCTCGGTAGTCCATACCAACCACGCTTACAGCTATGCCAATGATTGCTTTGATTCCTAAATCTAACCAGTATCGAATTTCCGTAATATCGCCGGTCATACAATCTCCAGCGTCGTTTCTTTTACATCTTTTAACGCTGTCAAGAATGCTGCCATAGCTGATCGACTGGAAAGAATTGCTGCTTGCGTTCCAAGCGTTCCAAACATTAGCCCAAGCAAAATACACCCTCGCGTATCATTCTTGGTGTTGCCAGCATGAAAAAGAATGTCGCTGCGGTTAGGAACGTCCAGCACCTTAAAGCACCGCCCAAAGTGAGGCGAGTTATGCGCTCGTACCACATACGGCCCCTTTGGAATGCAGCTAATTCCCTGCGTATTATTTTTCCACGCATCCTCTAACGTCACCCACATAGGACAATCATCTAGGCACAATACGCCAAAGGTTGAATCATCAAACTCGGTGGTGCGAATTAGCTTTAGCATGATTACTTTGGAGGTTCAGGAAAAACCCAAAGTTTCGGATTAGATCCCTGCTGAGGAAGATCACGCAACTCCTGACGATAAACAGCCCAATCCCATTTGTTGGCGAGGTCTACATCAGGTAATTGAGTGTAATCACTGTTTTGCAATTCGTGTTTGCGCCATTGTTTTATCCAAGCAATTATTTCTGCTTCATTTACTGTTTCAGACGCAAGCCATTCCGGTAGTGTTGTTTGCCAGTTCATTACGCACTCTCATAGTTAAAGTTTAATCGAATATAAGTTGCTGTGCCGGCGGTCCAGTTGGTATTTACTAGGGCATTTTTTGAAATGACAAAATTAGTAGCTGATGAAAAATATCCAAAGCCGATTGTGGTAGCAGTAGCGTCCAAACACGTGCCGGGTAGAAAAAACATATTGGTAGATGAAATGCTGGATGATGCGTTGACCGGAGGTGTAAGGTTTAATCGCGGATTACCGCCAGTTCCTAAATTTATTTGTACGCTCATTTCCAAAAAAACGGTTTTGTTTATTTTTCTAAAACGTGTGTTAGACGTTGTGATGCTTGAAACAACGTTAGGTGCTTCACCAGTCAGATTAGTTGTAGTGATGGTGTAATCCAGCCAACCACTGGGATCGTTTGTAATCCGAAAATAAGTTCCATCATAAACCAATTCCAACAAAGCTCCCGCTACCCAAGTTCCTAACGTTGGAGATGTATTCAAACCATCGGCTGAAACAATATCTTTAGCGGTAAGACCATTAACAGCTAAAGTATGAGAAGTTGCTAACGCGCCTGTCGATCCTAGCCCGCTACCGACAAGCATTCTGAATTTTTGTCCAGCTTTATAAGCTGTGATGGCAGGTGTTGCTGATGCGGTTTGTGCTGTAGCTGTTCCTGCAGTTGTACCAAGCCAAACATAATCGCCATCCTGCACTTGTGCCGCTTGCGCTGCATCAGTTCTTGCTGTTGCTGCAGCGACGGCAGTCAACCTGAAACTACCAATGTTAAGATTACCCGTAGCAGCGTTAGATCCATCCTTGTTCAAGCATTGGTTAATGCCTGTAGCAAAGTCGTTGTCTTGAGTGTCATGTCGCCCCGCCTCGATTCCTATCCCAACGGCAGCGTCGCCTAACCAACCACCCGTAGAGTTATTGCCCTTTGTATACGTTCCACCTGACCAAGCCATGATTATCTCCTAACTAAATTGCTTCTCTTTGTTCAAAACTGCATCAACGTATTTCCGAGTTTCCTGCGGTAACTTGCGCGGAAAACTGTTGCCATACTTCTTAATGTTGCTCCACGTAGCTGGCACACCCTTAGTCTTAAGAGTGTTTAATGCGCGCGCCATATTACCCTCGCCCCAGTTATAGGCTGCCAACGCTAGTTCCATATTGTTGTACCGTTTGTGCAGAGTGTTTATAAGCCGCATTCCACCGTGCACGTTTTCTAGCGGATTAGTTGCATCTACACCAAGTCCTTTTGCCGTTTTAGGCATAAGCTGCATAAGGCCATAAGCCCCGGCTTTGCTCTTAGCGTTAACCTTGCCTTCGCTCTCTTGCTTGATCACCGCTTTGATTAGTGATGGCCTCAGCCCGTGAGGATTGTTGTCAATAGCAGATACAATCTCAGGTGCTAACGGACCGCCGGCAAAATCGCCGCCTTTCGCTTCTCCCGTGTCCTTT